CTTCCCGGTCCAGCCGGAAACTTGTTTGGAACTCCAGCCCGCGCAGGCACGCGTGCTGGTAGGCCCGTATGTCCAGCCACTCGTTCCGGCTGCCTTCCTGCTTCTTCTTCCAGCGGAATACCGGGATCGGACCGCTGTAATCCGGCACCCGCATCTCCGCCGTCAGCATCTCGAATTGATCCAACGTCCGCCCGACCGGGAAATGGCAGCAGCCCGGGCCCGGCTCCAATACCCGCAGCCGCGCGTATACCGTCTCCTTCAGCCCGTCAACGCCAATCACGAACGCTGGATCCGGCCGCCCCGGCTTCGTCTTCATCGCCCGCGTAGGCCACGCCGGTCGGTCCTGCCCATCGCGCCCAATCACCGCCCACACGTTCCGCGCCCGCCGCGCGTGACAGAAGCGCCGCACCAGGTCCTGCTGATAGCTCGCATCGATGCACGCCGCTCGGATGCCCAATGTGATCTCCGTCTCGCTCAGATATGTGCTGCCGATCAGATCGTCCAGTTCCTGCCACACCACGCTGTCCGCCCGCGCCGTGTCGCCGCGCAGCACACGATAGTCAATTGACCAGCTCTCCTCCCGTACACCCCAACCCAGTACCTCGCACTCGATACGGTCACCCTGCACGTCCGCCGCTAGCGTCAGCGCCGTCGCGTCCGCATCCTCCGCCAGGATCGCGTCCGGTTCCTGCGATCCGTCCACTGCCGCCGTCAGCGACTTCAGGTACTTGCCGCTGCCCGCCGCCACCGTCACCAGGAACTTGTCCCCGACGATGAAATCCGTCGCGTCCGCGATCGTGAACTTGATCTGCCGCGCAAACGCCGGATCCGCCACCACGTAGTCGCCCAGCACATTACCCTTCGGATCGTAGACCCGGAAGGTACCGCTATTGCTCGCCGCCGCGATGCAAAGCACCGTGTAGACGCCCGCCTGCGCGTTCGCCAGCACCGGCGTCGTAGCGTCCAGCGTCATGGCGCCCGTCCCCGTGTTGCCGGCGTGCGTCTCGCTCGCCGCCCCCAGCGTGATCTTGCCGAGCAGCGTGCCGCGCACCAGGGCGCCCGCTCCGCTGAGCAGCGTGATTCCCCGGCTGACGCAATCGTCCAACGAGACGATCAGCCGGTCCGGCGTAAACGCCGTGCTCGAAAATGCCGCCAGATTGCTCACGTTATTTCACCCCCTGGGCAGCTTTATACGCCGCCACGGTCTTTCGGGCCTCCGCCGCCGCATCGTCCGCATCGTCGCCGCCATCGGCCCCGACCTTCGGATTCGGCACAAGCGCCATCGCCCCTGCCAGCGGACTGCCCTTCGTTTCGGTTTGGACCGGCGCCGCCGCGAGGATCTTCCTCGCTCCCTCGACGTCCATGTCGCTCTCTCCCGCGATCGTCAGCGCCAGGTTCCCCCGGCCCTTCGCCTCATCGCACCCCAGGATCGCCGCCCACCGCGCGCGCTCCAGCTTCCGGCCCTCGCCAACGCCCGATTCCTTCGCGGCATTCACGTCGACCAACGTGTGAGTGAACTCCATCTTTCCTCCTCTGCTTCCTTTGGCGGCGCTTCCGCCACGACTCCCGGCCTTGCTCCTCAGCTCAGCCGCGAACTCCGCGAGCGCCAGGTCGAACGTCCCCTGCGCGTCCGCAAATCCGATCTTGATTCCGTCCGCACCCTCGTAGAGCGCGGCCTCCGTCGCCCGCACGTCCCCGGCGCTCATCTTCCGTCCCGCCGCGACGTACTCCACAAACCGCGCGTACTCCCGGTCCACGCTGCCCCGCAGCCACGACTCCGTATCGTCCGCCATCGGCTGCCACGGCGCGAAGTCGATCTTGTGCGCCCCCGCGAACACCGCCGTCGGCTTGATCCCCTGATCCTTCAGCCACGCCGAATAGTCCCAGTGCAGCGCGATCACCCCGACGCTCCCCACGCCCGACGTCCGCGTCACGTAGATCCGGTCCGTCTGCGACGCCAGCGCGTATGCCGCACTGAACGCGTTATCGTCCACCGAGGCCCACACCGGAATCTGTCCGCGTAGTGCCCGGATTGAGTCCGCCAGGTCCCACACGCCCGCCACTTCGCCGCCGTAGCTTTCGAAGCGCAGCAGGATGCCCCGGTTCTTCCCGTCCGCCGCGGCCCTCGCCAGCCTGCCCCGGATCCGCTCGTACGACGCAAACGAACTCAGCGGCTCCATCGCCATCCGGTTCACCAGCGACCCCGTGACGTTGATCACCGCGATCTGATCGTCCGGGTTCATGTCGTCCGGCATCGGCGCCGGCGCCGGCGCCGGCCCATTCCCCGGATCGCCGACATCCGCCCGGTCGCCCTCCAGGCCAATGCGCGCCGCCAGAATCCCGTACATGATCCCCAGCTTCCCCGGCTCCACCAACAACGGCCGGTTGAACATCCGCGCCGCGATGTGTGCGTACTTGCTCATGCCGCCTCCGCCGCGGGCGCCTGCCCGCCGCTCTGTTCGTCCTGCACCGCCTGCTCCGTCTGCTGCGGCTGCCGGCTCATCACCACCTCGATCTGCGGGATCCCCAGCTTCTGCTTATACGCCCGCTCCACCGAAATCTGATCCAGCACTTCCTCCCAGTCCAGTCCCTGCTCGGCGCACTCGATCTCCTGCGAGGAAATGTTGTAGAGCATCCGCTTCCCCGCCGCGTCGATCTCCTTCACCGGGTCCACCCAGCCGCGCCCGCTCCCGATCCACTTGCACCGCGTGTACGCGTACTGGTTCGCGTAGTAGTCCGGCGCCTCGATCAACCTCGCGTTGACCGCCTCTTCCAACCACAGCGCGAACACCGGCGAAGCCCAGTAATCGCTCAGCCATTTCCGCCGCCCCAGGAAGAACCGCCAGGCCTCCAGCAGCGATGCTCGCGCGCTCGAGTAGTTCGTCTTCGAAAAATCCTTCATGAGCAGTTCATACGGGAGGTTCAGCCCCACCCCGATGTGACGCAGCACATTCTCCACGAACATGCCGTACACCGCGTTCGGCCGCGTCGGCTGGAACGCCGTCATCTTGTCGCCGGGAAACAGCGGGATCATCGAGGCGCCGCGGAACTGCACTTTGTGTTCCCGCTTCGCCGCCAGGTAATTCTGGAACGGTGGCTGATCCACCTCGCCGCCCAGCATGTTCCCCAGCGTCTGCTGATCCAGCGGCGTCTCGATGAATGCCGCCACCATCGCCTGCACCACCGCGGCCTCGATCTCCGTCCGCTGGTACCGGTCCAGCATTTTGAACTGCATCAGCACGCTGGTGAAATCCGGCTTGCCCCGCGATTGCCCCGCCCGCTCCACCTCATGCACGTGCAATACGCGCTTCCGGCCCCACGCCGTCTCCGCCGGAATCCGCTCCCACTGATAGGCCAGCGGCGAGCCGAAGCCGAACAAGATGTCCCCCGGATGCGCCTTGCGCACCCAGTACGCCACAGGGCGCCCCCGATCATCCACCTCGACCCCGCCGCGCATCGTCCGCCCGTCGATCTGCCCCACCGGCGTCGCCAGCCGATCCGACTCGATCACCTGCAGCTTCAGCGCATACGCCGAGCGCGGCTCCGGCATCCACAGCGGTAGCGCCACCGCCTCTCCGTTCAGTTGCCCGCCGGCGTACACCAGCCGTGACAGCCCCGCGAAGTTCAGCTTCGCCGCCGCGTCGCACATCGTGGTCTCCGCCCACGGCCGCCACAGCGCCTCCACCTGGTTGCTCCACTCTTCCGCCCACGCCCGGTCCTTTCCCAGCGCCCGGTAATCCGGCGTCGACGAAAGCCGCAGGCCCGTCGGCCCCACCACGTTGTCCAGCTTGGTCTGGTGCGCCCCCTGCGCGATCCCGTTGTTCCGCGCCAGGTCGCGCTCCCGCCCCACCAGCGCGTCCAGGTCCGGCAACAGGTCCGAATCCGCCGAGCCGCGCAACGGCTGCCAGCTCGCCAGTTCCCGCGAGGTCCAGCTCGCCCCCGTGTGCGCCGTGTCGCCCCACGCCGCCGCCGGCCGCCACGTCGTGCCGCCGTCCAGGCTCATCAGCCCCCCGCGAAATTTCGGATTGACTCTCGTCATCATCAGCGCCAAAGCCTCAAAACTGGAAATAAATCGGCCGCCGGTACGCATCCGCCTGTTTCGCCCGCAGGTACGCCAGGTAGGCCTGTAGTTGCGGCATCGTCACCGCCGTATAGCTCACCCGCTCCCCGTCCGCCCCCACGATCTCCTGCTCCCGCGCGCCCGTCAGCAACGCGTGCAACGCGGTTTCCGCCTGGTCGATCCGGTTCTGCAAAGTAACGCTGTCCATAACCGTGCACACGCGTGCGTCAACTGCCAAAACTGGTATCCTCGAACGCAACCACCGCCGGCATCTCGATCCGCATCCCCGCCGGCGCCGCCGCCTGCCCCGCCCGCCGCGCCGCCGCCATCGCCGCGAACTTCTCCACTTCCCGGTCCAGCCGGAAACTTGTTTGGAACTCCAGCCCGCGCAGGCACGCGTGCTGGTAGGCCCGTATGTCCAGCCACTCGTTCCGGCTGCCTTCCCGCTTCTTCTTCCAGCGGAATACCGGGATCGGACCGCTGTAATCCGGCACCCGCATCTCCGCCGTCAGCATCTCGAATTGATCCAACGTCCGCCCGACCGGGAAATGGCAGCAGCCCGGGCCCGGCTC